ATGGCTTCTACGTTGACCTTGGCTCCAGTGCTCCTGTTGTGGCTGCTTCCGCATCCGTTCAGGGCGCAGCTCGGGCCGAGGGCTTCTTGACCGCCATCGGCATGGCCTGGAAGGACTACGAGCCTGAGTACGCGTATCTGGTTGTCTCGCCTGAAACGCTTGCTTCTCTGCGCTCTGCCAACCTGGTTGACGAGACGAAAGTCACTGAGGCCAATGTTACGTTCGATACCATCTTTGGTGGCAAGTTCCGTCTGATCCAAACGCGCGCTGCTCAATCTTTGAGCTCTGCACAGCGTACTAAAATCAACACGGGCGCTGGTGTCGATATCGTCGGTACTAAGACTTCCTTTGTGGTCCTGCCCGGTTCTGTGGCTATGGCTGCTCTGGATGTCCCGGATCCTGTCGAAGTCTATCGTGATGCTCGCGCCTATAAGGGTGGTGGCTCGACGGACATCTGGTACCGTTGGGGTAATGTGTACCATCCGGGTGGTTATGACTGGGCTGGCCGTACTACTGCCTTCCCGACCGATGACCACTACAGCTATGTTGTGGACAGCGCCGCAACCACTGGCGGCACGCCTGCTTCTACTGACGCACATACCGCTGGTGCTATTGCCGCCGGAATGCCGCAGTTGCTGACAGATGTCACGACTGTTAACGCCACCCTTACTGGAACCTGGAAGCGTAAGGCTTACTCTGCTCTGAGCTTGGGTATTCTCCCGATCTTCCATAGCTAATAGGCGGTGTTATGGCGCTCGCAAAGAATGTCAACTCTTATGTTACTGTAGCGGAGGCTGATGCTTACTTTGCGGATCGCCTTGATTCATCTTCGTGGAGTTCTGCAGATGCTACTGATAAAGCAAAAGCACTAATAAGTGCCTCTGCACAACTTGACAGAATGAATTACGGCGGAGTTGCCGTAAGCACTACACAAAAGCTAGCATTTCCTAGAAGGATACGGTATCTAGATCCCGTTCAGGGTTGTTATGTTGATATGTCAGAGATCCCTCAAAGGTTTTTGAATGCAGTGTTTGAACAGGCATTGCATTTGTTATCGAACGAAGGGATGTTATCTGATTCAGGTACTGTACAATCAATTAGCATTGACGTGATTCAACTAGATACGATAAGGCCAGTATCACAGCTAGCAAGCATCACCAACAGCTTAATAAGGCCACTTTTACAAAATAATGGAAGTAGGTCTTGGTGGAGGGCTAATTAATGGCTCTTAAATCATTGGTGAAATCGCAGGTGAGAAACGCCTTTAAGATAGCAGACGATCTCCTAGTCGATGTAGTGTTAAGCCAGAAAGCTAATACTACATTTGACTTCAATACGCAAGAGTCCAATACAAGCGCCCCGTCTACGAAGACAGTCAAAGCACTATTTAAGTCAAAGTCTAAAGATAAGAATAATGAACCTACTAATACAATTAAAGGTTCTCTTCTAATCAATTCCGAAGACATTGATGACAATATAGTGTATGTTACTGCTCGAATCGATGGGATTCTTTGGAACTTAGTAGTTCCTTACCAAAACAATGGTTACACAACTACTATAGATATCGCAAGGGAGGCGTGATGGGTAAGTACACAGACATGTCTTCAATAGTTCTTGCGGTATTTGGATCAGACGCTTGGAGTGCAGAGGATATCGTAACACACCCTTCTAACTTTACAGGAAGTGTTGAGAGAAACGAATATATTCGAGTCTCAGTGATAACAGGGAATAATGCTTTAGAGTATTCTCAGCTAAATTCGATGGCCGGACAGATTTTGATTGAAATATTCACAAAGTCCGGAGAAGGCCCTTTAAGGGCGTCTCAAATTGCCGACACACTAGATAAATACCTAGTTGGAAAAATCTTTCCATCGTCGCTAGGCTCCGTTCAATGCGGGCCTAGCCTAGTATCTCAAGGGAAGGTAGATGCAGTCAATCCTGCGCTATTCAGAACCTTGTATACTGTAAACGTTAACTACTTTAGAAAGTAATTTATGGCTCATATTAATTCTATCGGCGCGGCAATGTTTTCGGACTTGTCTATTGCAATGCCGGCGAGTGCCCCTACTTTTTCCACCCTGGATACTGCGGTTGAGTTTCAAGCTCTTTTCGCAAGCCAGATTGAAAGCGTTGGCGGCACTAAGGCGGCAAACACCTTCGTTCGCATTAAAAGTGTTCGGTCGTTCCCTGCAATGGGTACGCCTGCAAACATTGTCAAGGTGCCTACTTACGGTTCCAAGACTTCGAGCACGATTCAGGGCCAGGCAGACGCGCCTCAGCTGGAAATCGACCTGAACTTCATTTCGGCGGAGTGGACAAAGGATGCAGGTAACCTGCTAGGTAACGCTGTCGGCGACGGTAATCAGTATGTTTTCCGCTTCACTCTGCTCAACGCCGAGCCGACGGGAACCACTGATACCAAGTATGCCTCTACCGTTGCTGGCGTCGGTACTGTTCAGAACAGTCAGTACTACTGGATTGGCAAGCTGGAAGCCCTGATGGTTACGCCTTCGCTTACTGACGCTACTCTCGGCAAGATCACGATGTCGATTCAATCGCCTTTCTATGGCGCTTACACCATCTAATATGCAAAAACAATAAGAGAGGGGTAATCCCCTCTTTTTAAAATGAATAAAAACATGGAAATTAAAACCAAACCATTCAGTATTGAATATGTTCTTACTGCTACTAAGCGGCATATGCTGAAGAGTATTGAAATCAGCATTAAGAAAACAGTAGAGCGTATTTCAGAATTTAGCGGCGATCGCGAAAAATCTGAAGAAGTCTTTAAAACCTTATCTACCTTAGATGCTATGAAGCGTGAAATTGAGGCTACATTATGAATATTCCTAACGTACCGGCAGTTAAAGTAAATGAGGAGAAGAAGATGCAAAATAAATTTATTGGAAGAAAATCTGAGAAAATTGTTCCCTTTTTGGACAGCGAGATTTCTATTAAGAAGCTTTCTATCAACCAGGTAGTGCGTGTACAATCGCTCACTAAAGAGATGGAAGACTCTAGGGATGAGCTAGGTGGTATCAAGATCCTCCTGCTAGTGCTTAGAGAAGGTGCCCCAGAACTTAGTGAACTTTCTGATGAAGAGATTCAGGATTTTCCTATGGCCGATCTGGCGGGTCTCTCTAATGAGATTATGGTCTTCTCTGGATTAGCCCCAAAAGCGGAGTGAGCGGTTCTTTCGAATTGACAGAGGAGGAGCTTTCTGTAATGGAGTTAGCTCTTCTCTTCAAAATACCCCTCTATAAACTCTTAGAAGAAATGCCATACGAGGAATATCTTGCATGGCTTAAATTCTTTAAGAAGAGGCCTCCAGGAGCCGCGGAGGATTATAGAGCTGCTGTAATTGTTTCCGCACTTAGCAAAGATGTTCAAATAGATAAGCTATTCCCTAGTCTAAGTAAACAAGAGAAAATTGCTGGCTCTGTTGGAGAAAAACTTGAAGGAAGTAAAATGTTATCTTTCATACATAGCGCTACAAATGGAGACAAAATAGGAGACTAATATGTTAATTTCAATCAACGGCATAGAGAGTACTCTAGCTAAAGTAAGTAAAGACGCTATTGAAGAGCGAAGTCGTATTCTAAAAGCGAAGGTGCCAGATATCGTAGAAGCATTAAAAGAAGCTACTCCAGTAGATACTGGCTTAGCTAGGAGTAGCTGGAATGCTACTTACTCTAAAGACAAGGCATTGATTGAAAATAATGTAGAGTATATCGAGCATTTGAATGAGGGTTCTTCTGAACAAGCACCTGCCTTTTTTATCGAAAAAACAATGTTATCGTTTGGTAAGCCGGTAGGTAAGATTGTAAAAGTAATCCCCAGCTAATGGTTAATCCCCTAGCTGGGGTTTTTATTAAGGAGCTA